CTTGTTCGTGTTGTCCCAGAAGAAGTTTGCGTTGTCCTGGCTGACCAAGCCCGCGGCGCCGGCGAAGAGGACCGAGCCGCTGGTCATCGGTGTCAGGGCGAGCGTGCCGGCGATCGTGACGAGGCCGTCCTGCGCAATGCGCATCCGCTCGACGGGGATTTGCAGACCATCGGGCGTCGTGCTGAACAGGATCCGACCCGGCATGTCGTCGGTTCCGGGGACGCCGTCGATCTCCATGGAGATCTCGGCTGCCAGCTCATAGTCGGTCCCGTCGTGGCCGAAGCCCTTGATCGAGCCGACCTTGAAGCCGTTGCCGATGACCGTCTCGGCGCCGTCGGTGCCCTTGGAGGTTGCGAAGCAGACCTCACCGCCGGCTGAACCGAACTGGCTATGTCGGAAGAAGAGGAGGCCGAACTCGTCGGAACCAGTCTGAATCGTGACCTTTGCCGACTTCGAAGAACCGTTCACCAAGACGGTCGTTTCGTTGTCGGCAATGGAGAGACGTGCGTTCGTGCGATCCCAGAAGAGCTTCGCTGGGTCTTCGGTCACCGCGCCGGCAGCGCCGATGAAGAGCACGCTCCCATCCGTGAACCCCGTGAGCGTGAGCGTAGAGGCGAGCGTGAGCCCCCCGCCCGCCGTGAAGTCGGTCCCCGCCGCGCCGATGTTGAGCAAGAGGAAGTTCGCGAGGTCGATGTTGCCGGCCGCAGGGCGAGCACCGGACGCGAGCATGTACTGCGACAGGTCAACGTTCGCTTCACCGGCCGGCCCGGACGTGACGATCGTGGCGAGGGGCTCGAGGAAATCGAGTGTGGTCGCCGCCGCGTCGACCGTGACGTCATCCTCCTGGACGATCAGGGTCGAGCCCGCGCTCGGCGTCACCCAACTCAGCACGTTGCCCGTCGTCCCAGAGAGAACCTGGCCGTTCACGGAAGGCCCGGCGATGGGCAGGGTGTAGTCGATGTCGACCGCCTGGTTGCCGGTGCCGAACGTGGTCGCGTGCGAGTTGTCGCTGTCCCGGAGCCGCAAGAGCTCGCCCGGCGTGAACAGCACTTTTTCCGTCACGTTCCCGCCGGCACCGCCGTCCGTGATATCGATGCCTTCGCCGGCGGTAAGCACGCGCTCGTCCGTCAGCGTTCCGTTCAAGGACATCACGACATAGGTCGCGTCCGCCGGTGCATCCGTCGCATGGCTCGCCGTCGTCAGCAGGATCGAGACGCGCGCCTGGCGGTTGGTGACGTGGTCCCTGGTGAGCGTGATCCGGAACTTCAGATACCGGAAGGAGTAGTCCCCGGGGATCGCGGGCGAGTAGGCGCTGTAGGTGATGTCGTCGTCGGAGAACTTCCACTCGAGCGTCTGCGTGGTGTTGGTCGGTGGGTAATAGAGTCCCGTCCAGTCGCGGATCTTGGCCTCGATCGAATCCCAGGTGATCGACGCGCTATCCCAGGTCGTGCTGCCGGCCGTGCCGCTGTCCCATGTGTAGGTGGCATCCGTCCAGAGCGTGCTGCCCGAGTCCCAGGTAAAGGCGTTGTCCTCCTGCCGCGAGCCGATCAGGATGCCCGCGCGGAAGCTCTGGATGATGGCACCATCGAGCGCCGGGCTCTCGTAGGTGCCGGTCAGGAACGTGTCGCTGATCCGAAGCGTGCCGTCCCCGTCCACGGTCAGGTTGGTCTTCGTGCCAGGCCACCCGAGCGCGACCTCGTCCCGGTTGATCACCGACACTTCCGGCACTGGCGTAACGAGCAGGCACTCGTGACGATCGGGGTTGAGGTCGAGTTTCCCCGCGTTGCTGACCGTGCGGACGATGAACGTCTCGAGGCCGACCGGCCAGTCGGTGGTCGTGAACATGACGGCCGTGGTCGTGCCGATCTGGTGCCCGTGGATCCACTCGAGCCCGCGGCGGATCTCGTAGTGTGAGAGGTTGTTATCCGCCGGGGCGACGCCCGTCCATTGCAACGTCACGTTGCGTCCCTGCTGCGAGCAGGTAAGGTCGGTCACCGGATCGGGGAAGCCCGTGTTGCCGCTGATCAGGATCGTTCCGATGAGCCCGTTTTCCGGCGGCCCGTGCTGCCCGTTCGGCGCCATCGGCACAATCGAGACGGTGTAGAAGTTCGAGAGGAAGACCCCGTCCGTGATGATGAACGTCGACTCGAACGTCGTCCCGACGAGCACGAACGTCGTCGCGCCGTCCGTCTCGTTCCGGAGGTACACCTGCGACTGGTAGGCGAATGGCCAGGAGGCCTTTACCCACGAGGCGTTGATGGATGGCCCACCGCCCTCGAGCAAGGTCAGGCTTGTTCCAATCGGCGGGATCGTGTCCGGCGTGATCGGTGGGTCGGAAGGATCCTCGATGATGGTCCCAGGGTCATCGTCGTAGACCGTCTCGTCATACTCGAGCGCGGCGATGTGGCGTGTCAGGTCCGGCCTGAGCTCGCTCGATACCATCCGGTAGAGCTTCACGTGCGGCTGGATGGCCGTGTTGCCGAGCCCATAAAGGTCGTACTTCTGTGGGAGATCGCCGCCCGTCCATGGCACATTCACGGTGAGGATACTGCCCGTCAGGTAGGTGCCCGGCGAGCTCACGATGGTCCGCTCTTGCAGCGAATCCGAGCCGAGTGCGCTGGTGCGCACGGTGATCTTCCACGTCTGGCCAGCGGTGATCGTGAGATCACGATCGATCACCACCTGCGTCGATGTCGCGCTCGTCGTGTGGATCCGGCCCGACAGCTGGCTCCAGATATCATGGCTGACGAGGATGACATCGCCAGGCTCGGCCGCGATGGCATCGACCGGCGCCTCGAACTCAACGGTGGTCAGCCAGCGGCTGTTGATATTGAGCAAGTATTGCGCGGCACGATACGCGCGCGCCTGCTTGGTGATCCCGTAGAGCTGGACGCTCTCCTTCCGCACCGGATCGCCGACCTGCTCAAGTGCCGTCTCGTCCTCGCGCCCCGCGATCGAGTTCTCGTATTCGTTCGCCGCGTCGAGGTACTGCACCTCCACCACGTTCGCGCGGTCCTGGTTGCTCGCGTACTGGATCACGAGCGTCCCGACCTTCATGTTCCCCGACGTGAAGAGCTGGACGGGATCACTTGGCCGCTCGATCTTGACCCGGAAGATGTTGCCGTCCTTCAGGATGGTCGCGCGCCCGCAGGCGCAGATGCGCAAGACCTGATCCCAGAAGGGCTCGGCCTCGTCGAGCACCAGGCCCAGCTCCCATCGCTTCATGTCCCCGCCGATCGTGTCGGGGATCAGCTCGTCGCAGTAGTCGGCCCACTCCTTGAACGACACGAGGTCGATGGAACAAGCGTCGAACCTGTCTCCGCCGCCATAGCGCTTGTTGAGGATGAGATCCATCGCGCACCAGGCGGGGTTCGACGAGTACGCGAAGGTATAGGTGGCGGTTTCCGGGTCCGGATCGACGCCGTTCCAGATGAAGACCTGCTTGCCCTCTACGATCACCGTGACGGAAGGCACGGTGTTGTTCACCGCCTCTTGCGCGGGGATCTCCAAGCCAAGCAGGGCGGTGTGCTGGTACTTCAACCCGCCGTTGATGTCGATTTCATTCAGGCTCTGCCAGTCGAACTCGAGCTTGTGGCGCTCGTCGTCGTTGCCCGACAACATCGTGACGTCGACCTCGCAGATGACCGCCTGGCCGAACACCTCGAAGGGTTTGTCGGTTCGGTAGGTGACTGTGAAGGGGGACGTCGTGCGCTTCCGTACTTCGATCGTGACGTCTTCTTGGTCGCCGACGTCGCCTTGCCGGCGCCAGCGCACACGGTAGAAGGCCGACTCGTGATCGATGTCCCCGTCATGCTTGTCGATCTTGTAGAGCCCATTCGGCCAAAAGAGGACGACCTCGAACGCATCGACTGCGCCGGACGTGACCTGCTGCACCTCGACGAAGATGACCAGGTCTATGTTCAAAGTGATCACGGTAACGAGATCGCGGAAGCCCGGGATGATCGATTGACCATCGGACCCGAGCCGGCCGCTGACTTTCACGCCGTCCAGGATGTTGGCTTCGTTGCCGTTGATCTTGATCCCGTCGGGAATCGAACCGTTCTCGAGATTGTTGAAGTCGCTGGTCAGGCCGGCGATTGATTCGATCGTGCCCTCGCCCATGCCGATCAGGAGACGTAGGCTCGAGTTGCCTTGCTCGTCCGACGTCGTGAAGACGTTGATGATTTCGCCGCCGACCTTGTGCTCGCCGTAGGTGACGGCGATGGGTTGCCCGTTCCGCGTGGTGTTTTGGATGTTGCCGAACGAGTACGTGGGGCTGTCGCCCATGTCCGCATCATCGGGCGCGCCGAGCAGCTTTTGCGCGAGGAAGGTCGCACCGAACGCGAAGCCGAGCGTGATCGCCGTGCCGACCGCCGTGGCCAGCAGGCCGGTCAAGCCGATCGCGAGCGCGATCTCGATGCCGGCGGGGACCGATGTGAAGATGATCTCGTCGCCGGGCAGGACTCGCGTCTCGTCCCAGCGCTCACGGGGGATCCGGGTGCTGTTGTGGACGGCGACGGCGTGATACGCCTCGGCGAAGGCGAACGGCGCATGGTCGGCGATGGTGCCGTTCTCTTGGGCCTGCTCGATCCACTGTTCCCGTGTGCCAGGATGGAGCGCGTTCTTGACGGCGATGATGCGGACGGGGGCGTGCTCGCTGACTACATCAGGCGGGGGCGGAGAATGGCCACGACCTTGCCCGAGAAGAGCGAGAGCTTCGATCGGATGACCCCAATGCGCTCGACCGCGTGCACCGCGTAGCCGTTGCGCAATACTATAGCAACGTGGTCGCTCATGTCGCTATAGAACGATGAGATCAGAAGATCGCCCGGAGCTGGCGCCGTCTTCACCCTCGAAAAGACAACCTCATAGCGGGCGAGCAGTGCTAGGGCATCCACGGGATCGTCTCTTTCCGACTGCAGCTCGCCGACGTAGTCGGGCATCGCGAACCCGCCAGCCGCATACTCGAGGATGGCAAGCCCAGAGCAGTCGAGGCCGCGTGAGGGATCCCGGCCGCGGTGGAGGAACGGGACGCCGAGGAGCCCCTTGGCCACCGCTTCCATGGCGGGGAGGTCAAGGTTCACCGTCTCTTCCTGGCTCGGTCACGGATTCGCATGCACGCCCGACACTCGCGGTCGCGGTCATTCGGGCGCTCATAGATGTCCGCCTCGGGTCCTTCGAGGGGATGCCCCCGGACGCACACTCTCTTTCGATTCTTCAGGCATCCCCTCTGCGTGTTCACAAGGCCGGTCACGACCTCGAGATGGTCAACATTGACGCACGACTTGTTCTCACACTCGCGATGGTCCAGCTCAAGCCCTGGCGGAATCGGGCCCTCCAACAGTTCCCACGCGACTCGGTGCGCGCGCTCTTGGCGACCGCGAAATTTCATGAAGCCGTAACCTTCGCGATCGGTTGATCTCGTCCAGCGCCAACAGCCTATCGGGCTGCCACCAACATCGACGCTTTGCAGGAGCCGTTCGAGGGGGGTGTACTTGTTCCATCGTTCGCGCCGAGGATCGAAGTGTCCCTGGAATGGTGCGAGGTCTTGGATCGGGCGCTGGCGTTTGGTCATGACCGCGAATGATAGCTCAGGTTCTGCTGCCGGGAATTCCGGGAAACATTCCGGCCCGCTTGGGATGCAACCTTGGCAGTGAGTGAGCCACTTCGTCATCTCCATGAATTTTGCAGCCCATGGGTCCGCTCAGAGTTTTATCGCATGTTGCCAGATCGCCGACGTAGCCGCAATCATTGCTCTTGTACGTCCACCCACAGTGCGCGCGCACGAAGCGCCGCTTGGGCGATTCCTTGCCCCACAAATCGTAGCTGCCGAGCGTGAACGTCACCGTCTCCCACGTCGCAGTCGCCGTGATGATCCGATAGTCGAAGAGGAGCCCACTCGCCGGGTCTGCCAGGTGCGCCGAATGCACGAGACGCGCGAACACGCGCTTCCGCGTGAGCCCGTCGCCACTGCCGTCCGTCCCGTCCAGGATGCCCTGGATCTCGCGCGAGATGTTGGCGACGATCAGCTGGAGCGAGTCGACGCGGCTCTCGCTGTTCGACTCGATGGGACCGATCGTGCACGGGAAGGCATAGAAGAGGTTACCGTTGAAGGTAACGTTCGTCTGGTAGGAGGTAATGCGAGCCATCACCGTGTCAGAGACCACCAGCTCGAACAACCAAATGAACGGCGTCGTACTGTGGAGTTTGTTCTTCTCCGTGACCAGGGCCGCGGTCAATGCTCTTGCCATGTCACCCCCCGGGTCAGTGTCCGCGCGTGCTCGCAGCCGGTGCTATGTCGCCCTGCGACCGCGTACTCGCACCAGCACGGCCCATCGGGATCCATTGAGATCGCGAGCTCACTCAAGGCCCTGAGCGCTTCATCGATCGCCACGCGCCAACCCAGCATCTCGCAGGCGCACTTGTGATGGATGGGTCGATAGAGTTGCTGCCCCTGGTGCCCGAAGACGTAGAGGACCGGCTGGTCGTTCGTCGGGTCGACCTTGCCGCAACGCACACAGTGCCGATCGGCCGCATGCAGATTCCACGGCTTCGGCGCCGGCAATTCTCTTCCGTCGGGTTGTTGTTTTCCCGTCATGTGGTGAAGAGGAGCTCCTGGACCTCGAACTCGGTCGCATACACTCCGGGGTTCAACTTCGAGAACCGGAGCGAGTCCGTCCTGATATGGACCTTCACCGTCCCGCCGCCGTCGGGAAGCACGAGGGACCACGCGTCGACTCCATCACGCCGCGCGAGCACGAAGGCCGCGAGCGCGTCCCGGTCGGCCTTGGTGCGATTGATGAACCGGCACGTGTAAAGCCGACGGCTCGATGCGAACTTCGAATGCGTGACGACGTAGCCGCGATCCGTCGGGACCTTCAGCGTGACGTATCGCTCCGTCCCATCGAAGACGAAGTCAGGCGCGATCGTGAGCGTGGCCTCGCTCGCACCTTCGCCGGCGAAGACGAAGGAGGCGCGCGCGGGTTCCGCTGGACAGCTCGGGCTTTCGTCCTCGACGGTGAAGGAGAGATCGATCCCGTAGAACATGACATCGGTGGTGCCGACCGCGGTGTGATTCAGCTCGCCGACGAAGTAGGCGCCGGTAGAACCGTAGTCGAGGAGCATCGTGCCGGACTTCGGCGTGTTCCGGCAACCGTTGCCAAAACACGTGGCGGAAGTGATCGTGTAGGAGGGTGCAAAGACGATGGTCTTCACCCACGTTGCGGGCGCCGTTCGCAGCCACACGGCGATTTGCGCTGGCTTGACGGCGATGACATAGATCGCGCCGCTACGGTCGAGCCCAATCGAGATGTCATTCGTGTTCGCGCCGGTGATGAACGCCGCGTCGATTTGCTCCGTCGTCCACACCCCCGTACTGGGATTGCGCACGCTGTAGTGCGGTGTGCGGCTCGTGTTGATGCCGGCATAGAACGCGGTGTGAATCGTCAGCTCGTCGATGGGGTCAAGGACCGCGGACAGGCTCGCTTGATTCCCGCCGCTGTTGAGCGTCGTTCCAGTGTAAACGGCAATGGGAGCGGCCCAGACTCCACCCGTGCGGTTCGTGTAGTTCACTCGGTCGGTAATGTCATTGTCGAAAAGGATGTGCTGGAGGTTGTTCTTGTCGATGATGAGCGTGAGGCCGAGGCCTAGGTAGAGGTTCTGCGCGAACACCGTTTCCGAGCCGAAGGTCCATGGCGCGCCGCCCAGCGAGTCGTTCGAATACCACACCTCGCCCGTGGGATCGCCGCCGCCCAGGTCGCGCTTCGACCATGCCGCGTGCAGCGTCCCGTTGGGCCCGAAACAGAACATGGGGTTATTGCTCGCCACCTGCTCGGTCGCCGCGCGGATTGCTGCACTGTAGG